CATGATTTCTAGCAACCAGTGCTTGAGTGTTCCCTTCAAAAGTACACTCCTTTCCGTTTGCTGTTATGCGTTCTGACATAGGAACACGAAGCGCGTATTCACGACGAACCAACCCACTCGGAGTATCCTCAAGCACCAATTCATCGTCATCCCATGCAACAAACCCCGCAGGAACCGGATAGATAAATTCACCGTTCTTGGCACGAAGCCGAACACTACCGTTCCCATCTGCTCCATTGGTTCTGAGCCACGCTGCCCAATTATAGGCAGTGTCCATAAACCCTAAACCATGCGTTAGAAAATCAGGAGATACCTGCTCTCGGGTGGTGAACTCAAATCTGCCCGATTGCCAAACATTATAGCCCACAGGTTTGATCCGAATGTATCTGGCATAGAACGGAGTCAGGGCATTCGTAACCACCGTATTCTGATCCGCATTAGCTGTCAGGACTTCCCCGTTATTGTATGGAACCCACGTTGCGCTATCATCCAAGTTGTAATCAATTTCATAACTGGTGATCCATTCGGCTGACAAAATGGAACCTTGACTTTTCGATTCAATAATCCACTTGGCTTCCCCTAGATCAACCTTCCACCATGAATCAGGAGTACCCGCAGCAGCAGTTGCCCAATTTCGAACATCATTCAAACGACCAAACTCAGCTTCCAATGTTGCAAATTCGGAACTAGCTGACAGGTTCACATCAGGAATCGTGTCATCCTCCAATCCAACCGCAGTTGCGGGAGGGGGTTCCCTTCCCTTCCACTGAGTTCCGTCACCAATCCAAAACTGCTGTGGGTTAAATTCATTCCACGCAATAGCGAATCGAAACACCTGACCTGTGACCGGATTATTCAACGTGGTTAAATCTTGCTCATCTTCACCGGAGCCTGTGGGTAGAATGACATTAGCACCGTCATACAGTTTCCCTGCCTTGAGATAAACACAGTCTTCAGGATTTTCAGAAACGTCACCAACGTCACCAGACTCAGCCAGTTTCCGAATGCCTACCAAAGTCGCTTGATTGGTATCTCCTTCGGCAAGAATCTCTAATTCAAAATAGGTATTTCTTCGGTCTCCCGATTCATCAAGTCTTTGGATAGCTCCTGATCGAATACCTGTGGCATCAGTTACATCACCCAACACAACATCCCTATCTCTCCTTTGATCAACCGTGGCATTCTCTGCATCAAGTGGGAACCACCGAGGCCAAGTCAGCATGTCGGCAAACATATCCAGAGAAGACGTTTCGTACAGGTTTCTAATGTCAGCCAGAGTTAAGTTAGCCCCGTTGTCATAGTACGATGCTGAACCGAACACACCTGCAAAACCATCTACTGCTCCTGATTGCCCGTTGAATGCAGGGAGTCTCGATGCAAAGTTACCACTGTCGGTATCGGCATTAACAGGCATCCCGTTTATACAAAGTACAAAATCTGTAGTAGCTGCGGTATTGTGGAATACCATTATGCAAAGAAGTTTACCGTCATTCCCGTTGCCTTTCGGGAATCCCGCAAAATCAATTTCAGACTCCCACTTGTGATCACCGTTGAATGAATTGATAGCAATCGGGAAGTTGTTTCTATTTGAAGCGGTATTGTATGCAGCAACATTATCATGGGAATTATTATTCTGCCCCACCATAACCCTTCGAACTTGCTGACCGCGCTCCGCATAATAGTCTCTAACCCAGAATTCAAATGCGTACCACGTTGGAACAGAGACATCCGCACGGACATGCCCAAGCCCCGAACCGTTGAAATCAATTGACCCCGGCCCCGCATAACTCAACTGTGCCTGTTCAGTCAGTATATTCCCAATGCTATCGGTCTCAGCAAACCCATCCCCACGGACATTACAAGTCCGAAGACTGACATCTGTAGTCCCTTCAAATGTCCACTCAGCTACAGGATTAATTCCGATACTAGATAGCATCTGTGATCTTGCTTGCGGAGACCCACGACCATGCCAACCGGGGAATGGAGTACCGGGTGGGCCAAAAAGCAAATTCCACCCTGCTACTGCGCGTGTGATTTTTCTAGGCATAAGCTTGACCAACTACATTAGCTTGAATCGTGCCACCATCCACAATCCTAAATAAGAACTCATCCTTCGAAGCCGAACCCAAAGATGGAACAATTGGAGTCCCGCCGGGCCACTGAGTACCACCGGGGAATGTCACGATATGCCCCCCAATAACGTCCTGTTCAAATGTCCATGCAATCTCAATAGCATTAGCAGGGATATTGCTAAACGACAGTGTGATTCCTGCTGTGGCTCCACTAGTCCTGAAGTTGCGTCCAAGGGACAAATCCATAATCACAGCACCAGTCAACACAGTCTCAGTGATAGCCTCAGAGAATGAAGCCTGTGCAGACTGAGGAACCCAACCGACACCGTTCCAATCATATCGAAATCCTTCGTCAATAACATAAGCACCCCACCCCAAAAGCGGAATATGGAATTCCCATGTCGATTCGATATAGACAGCAATCTTCAGATCGTGTCCTGTCCACGCACCCGTTGCACACACAGCAACAATATATCTGTCACCATTTGCAGGGCCACCGGGGGGCGCAGTCAAATCCTTATCGAGCACCCCAAGTTGATTGATCATATCAAGCAACTTCAGGTTGGCATCCATTTCCGTTTTGTAAAACTCACCCAAAGGCCAGTCATAAAAGATTCCCATGTTGGGGCCAGTTTGTGACATTAGACATATCCTCCGTAAAACATACCGTAACTGTAACCATAGTCAGCCCGGCGAAAAGTGTAATCGTGATTTTGGTAGGCAGTGTATGCCCCTCGATTAGTATCAAGCAGCATTTGGATTTCACTGTTCAATCCACCAAAACCACTGTCGGCAACTTCATTCGTCCAGTCATAAAAGTTGTCCGTGAATGCTGCCTCTGTATGAACCAATGCACCAAGCTCATTATACAGGCGTAAGGTGTAGGTCACCCCTACTTCTGGCCCAATGTCACCATCATCCTGATAAACAAAATCACCAGTTTGCTGAACCCTGTCCCTGTGCTTCCATGTGATATTGAAAACACCACTTGTCATTCCTTGAGTAACATAGGTAGGTAATCCCTCAACCTGAAGATTTGCAGGGGGAAGGGGGAATGTAGCCCTGCCTATAAAGGTCAACTGATCCTGATCAGCATCATTTATCTGAAGCGTTCCTGCTCCTGTGCTTGGCAGCAGCCTGACATCAAGTTGATCCCCCGCAGTATATTGGGTGTCATTCAATGCAAAGTTTTCACCGTTGCTGAATATATTGGAACCGATTGCATGGGTCTGAGGTAACGTGTCCAACATTCCACGATAGAAACTGATTGTAAATGTATCAGGGTCATGGAAATAAGGAACCATCATTTCATCATTGATCTGACACAGCACCCCCAACTCTACCTCATCCATGTCAATCCCGTTTTCATACACAACGGTTGACGCAAATTCAGGAATCATTTCGGTAGTGATTTCAGCGAAAGAAGAAAAGTCACCTACGGAAATCTCAGTGAACTCCCCTGTGTCTCCCGTGGCTCTGACAAACAATATGAATTCATAACTTGATCCTGTGGGCTTGACTGCACTTGATACCATAAACCCATCATCATCAGGAATTGCTTCGTTTACTTGCTCCCCTAAGATTTGACTAACTTCATAGTATGTCAATTCACGGGTGAGTCTATTTGGTGCATTTATGGGGGAAATCAGAGGCTCAACAAATCCTGAAGCTTGTGGGGTGGTATAGGTGTTAGTCGGTAATGCAAACACATCCTCAATACAAGTCACCAGAATATGACCATCGTTCAGATTACCGAAGTCCAGTGTACCAACTCGAAACACCACTTCAGACAATCCGTATTTGGGCCAAGAGAGTTTGAACACTTCACCAACTGACAAATCCCAAGCCTCCTTGTTCACCCGAAATTTGACCCGTGCCAACGGAGCAGCCAACACCCGCAAATCACGAAGAGCAATCTGTGATGCAAGGTTACCGTTTGAAATGCCGGGGTAGGATGTCTCCTTGTTAATCGTTGTGCCTTGTAGGGTAATGTTAGCCATGTCTTGAGCAGTCAACGGAACATTTTTATTGGTATTCTGATCCCGATACACCACAGTCAATTCATTAACGGTCTCCCCCCAACCCCTACGGGAGAACGATTGCATATCTACTATATTAGTGTCATCAAATACTTGGAGACTGCCAAGGACATAATCTCCCCTAATCAACTTGAGCACAAACAATCCGCTGAAGGTATCAAGATAAAGAGACCCATCAATGTGATCCAGTATGCTACCTATAAACTTCTCAATCGAATCAGAAGCAGACCAAATCATAGACAAGCCAAGCCCCTCATCAGACAGGGCTTCAGCAGCAGCAGTAAAGGTTGGTAGATCAAATGCAGTCTGAGGGTAACCCATCCCCCAATCAGCATTGTTCATTAGCTCATACATCATGTGGGCAGGATTCGCGTCATTACCAATCTCATTAAATGACGATGTTGGCATGGTGGGGTATCTTGATACATTGAACTCCCACGGTTTGAGGTAAGCATTGTTTCCAATCCAAAACTTCTCTGCTGTCAGATAGCATAGCCCTCGATAGGCAGGGACTTCCCCTGAAATCTTGTTGTTCAGATAACCCAAAACACTCTGAGTATCAGACCCTAATTTTACATGGAAGTCTCCCCCTGTATTACTGAACAACGTCCCGGTATGAACTTTGCTGAATCGGTTCCATGAACCGTGTCTTCCTGATTCAGCAGGAAGGGCAAACAGGGAATAAGTCTTTTTGCCTTTTGCCCCCACCCCACCTTCATGATCTTCACCACCGAACAATTCAGTCTTGCCTTTTACGATGTATTCACCGTCTGACGTAATGTTGGCATCAGGCCCACCCGCATTGGAACTCTGGTAAGCGGTTCTGTCTCCAACCTTGATCCCAAACATTTCTTTGATCGGCCCATAGCAAAGCATGAACTGTAAGCCCAGATAATATTTATAGCCAACCGTCTGCTTTTTCTTTTTACCTCCCACGCTTCACCTCTGCATGAACGTAATCAAGGGCTAGTTTTCCATGATGCTGTCCTGATGCTGCGAACTCAGATACAGGCATTTCTCCCCGTGCCAGTTTCTTAAAATCGAGACCGTGCAAATCGCAATACCGACGAAGCCCGTGGACACAATACCCAAGACCGCGACAGTGACGCATTTCTAAAATGGGATCATCATCAGACATCAGTTCACCTATTTTTTAATCGGAACAACTTTCAGATCACCATACCAAACCACGTTTGGGCCTGTCACCCATACGCGCCCGAAGATCACCGGAATAGCACGATCTTGATCAGCCGTAGGCACATCGAAATCTCCGATTGCTGCTGCTCGTGGTTCTGGTGGTTTGGGTGCAAGCATCGCACTGATAACCATCGAAACAACCAATATGGCTAATTGTACCCAGAAAGCTACTGCCCTCCTGTCATTAAAGACACGTTAATATTTGATACTAAGATCAAAAGATTCTACCTCCACCAAACGGGTTCTTACTTGGAACATAAGGGAACCCACCGTAATTAATAATGTTATTGAAAATATTTTTGCAATCACCCAAGTCATGTTGACAACCGGGGAATGCATTTACAGAATTACCAAGTTCTAAAATATCCAAACCAGATGCCATAGTGATTATCCCTGCTGATCGATTGTAATCAATAATAGTTCTCAGATCACGATTATCAAACTGGATATAACCACCCCGCAGGTAGGCATTGTTTGTACCCAGATTGACCCATTGCGGAGCAGTGACTTCAGGCCCATTGATAACACTCAATGTCCCAAAGGTATTAAATGCAAAATTGTTCACCTGACACTTCGGCCCATACAGGACATGAGGACATTGAGTCTGATACTTACGACGAAGGCCCGGCCTTTTTAAACTGGTAAAGACAGGTTCACAATCCAAATCTGCACCCGACCCAATAAAATCCGCAGTCAGAACTCGACCTTGCCAAATCGTAGCCACTTCAGGAGTACCACCATCATTTGCATGATACCGAAGAACAGTCACCGTGATAATTTCCGTGGGGGGAAACTGAATGAAGTTATCCAAAATAGGATTATCCCGTTGGATTTTAATTTTCATATTCTGTCTTTCAATCTCAGCGTTCTGCTCAATCTTTCCCCGTTGAATCTGGGTACTCAAATAAGTATCAGACTGATAAAAAATATCTTCATCATGGGAAGTCTGCAAATATGATTCACTCAGCCCACGTTTGAACTGATACAACTCAACTGGATAACCATGACCTTCTTCAAAAGCTTCATACGTCATCGAGAATCACCCGTGTATTAAAACTAATCTCAGCCGCTTCCTGAGTATGCCAATTGATTTCAACTGTATCACTATCCATTCTCACCGGATGTA